GTCAAACTTGGCATAATCCCCTGCAATAGCACGATCCCAACCGTGCGTTCCAATGTGTTCATACAGTTCAGTCCATTCGGGGGACTGAACAACAGTTCCAACAGCACACTCTGTAATGATCTTGTTTCTTTGACACAAGGCTGCCAAAGTAAGGAAATACTTGCGAACAAGCATAACAAAAGCCATGTTTGCGGCAGCAAACACGCGTACTTTGTCCTTATTCATCTTTGTGGGCTCATCCTTCAATGAACCCTTGAAGATGGCATTAATAGATTTTCCCTCCAACAGGGTCTTCTCATACTTAGCCAATTCTTCCAAGATCATGGGATCAACATCCCGAGGGCACGAAATACCCTCTACTACACGATCACTTTTCTCCACAAACTGTGTCTTGGGTCCCTTCAACGGGAATCCCATAGACGTGGAGAAGTTCATTGAATTTACACCAACAACACCATCCAATCCCGCAAGATTGGCATCCATTGAAATTTTTCCTAAACGATTCAACTCACTCTCAGAAATAGTGTCCAACTTAGCACAATAATCAATATATGCTTTCTGAGACAATTCGGTATCAAATTTGGTTGCTGTATCAACCTTCCCTGCCAAATCAACTTCTTTATGGCGTGCAGCACCCATGTCTTTGGGCTTATCATGCTGCTTCTTGATACCCATCACTTCCGTGACGGCTGAAGAAATAAGGGAAGTAACCACTGCACTTTTATTGTGTGAGGCTAATGGTTGATTGTGTGATCCATGAATGCGGATCTTTGATGTGGAATTCAAATCATTTGTGGGACATTTATCATGTGGTTTGGTCAAAGGACCAAAATCCACACCCATCGATACAGTCTCGATAGGCATTGCTGAATGTGATACCAATACTCCTGGTTTGCCATCTAATTTCTCGATAGCATCACTCAATTGTTTACGAGTGACAAAACCAGCTGCACCAGCTAGATTACGACCACCTAAGTGGTGTCCAGCAATAAACGGAATGCCCTTGGCTGTACCAATTAAGGTGGCCATACACAATCCTCCAAATGTCTTTTCTGGGAA